GATAATCACAGACCCAGATGACAAAGAAGATGAGAGGTTTTATCGTAGGCAATGGTCGGATAGACAAGGCAAGGCACATGAAGCCATATATTGTAGCACGGATAATATTAAGAATGTGGCTACCCCCGATATGTATGGTAAGAGTGTTCAAAAGACTGAAGACGCTTTGCTTTATAGATTGGAATACAATGACCGCAATCCGCTACTACTGCCAGCCTTAACCTGGATGAAGTATCATACCAAGTTTTTATCATCTCGTATTGCGATTATGTTAGCTCTGGCTAAATTTGCTTGGAAGTCAAAGGTGAAGGGTGGGCAAGTGGCTGTGGATGCTATGAAGGCAAAAACAGATGCTCAGGAAATACCTGCTGGCTCTCATTTATTGGAGAATTTAGGGATAGATACCACGCCTATCAAAGCCGATACGGGTGCCCGAGGTGCTTATGATGACGGTAGGATGATTAAGCTACAAATTTGTGCAGCAGTCGGCATTCCGGAACAATACTTCGGTGATATATCTATAGGCAATTTGGCCACAGCGAAAACAGTGGAATTGCCGATGATGAAGATGTTCCAGTCCTATCAGAAGGTATGGGCCGACGCTTTTCAGGATATGGACGAGATTGTCTTGGAGCATAACCATGTGCCGCCTGACAAATGGTACATCGATAGGGACTTCCCTGCGATAGCTCCAGCGGATGTGGCACAGGCAGCCACGGCACTTGTTCAGATACTTCAGGTTATGCCCGAGCTTGCTTCTTCGCCAGATGTTCAGCAAGTTGCGCTTATGGCACTAGGTATAAACGACACGGCAGAGGTGCTAGACGAGCTTAATAAAGAGAGCAAGGGTAATATAGAGGCTCGTGCGGTTAGGATTGTAAGGGAGCTCAAAGAAGTATTGAAGAAAAAGGAGGGATAAATGCCCAAGCTGAAGGTATTGCACCAGAAACTAACTGACCGCTTAAGGACAGTGCGCTTAGGAGTGGCAGCATGGCTTGTCTATTATGAGAATGATACGCTTATACTCGGCGTCCACAGTACTAGCCCTGAGCAAACCCAGAAAGCGGGAGAGATGGCTTTAGAGGCTATCAGGGAAACTATACTCCCTGAATTACAGGATGCGGGGATAGGCTTTGCCTGCAAACAAATCTGAAAGGAGTAAATAATGAACTGTGAAAAATGTGGAGATAGGGGTTTTACAGAAGAAGAGCACGGTCTAATCAGGGTATTCTGTGATTGTGAAAAGGGGAAGGCATTGAGGGCAGAGGTAACAGGAGAGATAGCTGATGCCACCGACATTGATAGCAGAATTGGACAGCCTAATTCAGCTGATGGAAGCGGAGATACCAGCCAACCCATTAAGCCTAGAAAACAGAAGAGAAAGAGGGCTAAATAATTTGACAATCTCCTACCAATGTATTATACTTTAGGTAGGAGGTTAGAAGTGGCATTAAAAGTTGGAGATATCAAGCAAGGTAAAGATATTGGATTTCCCGAAGGATGTAAATATATTTGGTATGCTTGTAAGAAATGTGGAAAGGAACGCTGGGTTAGATTAGTTAGAAATCATCCAATATCAGAACTATGTCGTTCATGTTCAGGGAAGCTTAACACTAAAACTGGGGAGCAGAGTTATTGGTGGAAAGGTGGCAAGGTAGAGAGGAATTGCCAACAATGCGGGAAGTTATTTTATGTTAATAGATATAAAGTAGAAAGTGGAAGGGCTTTATACTGTTCTCGTCATTGTAGCAACAAAGCACATGGAAGCAAGCGAGGTGAATTAGCCACTAATTGGAAGGGTGGAAGGAATAGGATGGGAGAGGGCTATATCGCAATATGGATATCTCCCGATGACTTTTTCTACCCAATGGCAAATGCATCTGGCTATGTTTTAGAGCATCGTTTAGTTATGGCAAAGCATCTAGGGCGTTGCTTACAATCTTTTGAGATAGTTCATCATAAGAACGGAATCAAAGACGATAACCAAATTGGAAACTTAGAACTTACTAGCAGTCTAGGTGAGCATAACCTAAATCATAGCAAAGGATATCGTGATGGTTACGCCAAAGGGCTTGCCGATGGTAAGGATAAAAGAGTTAAAGAATTATTGGCAAGGGTTAAAGAGTTAGAAAAATATGGACACACTTCTAGTAGCCGAAATTGATAGTCTCATAAATTTACTTGAAAGTGAAATCCCTGCTAATCCGAACTCCACTAAGAATGTGCTTTTACAAAAAAGACTGCAAAGAGACATAGCTAAATATTTCAAGTCCCTAGAGGATGCCTTCCCTTATCATAAACTGGATAAACTCCATACCCGATATGTGAAGGAAAGCTTGGGGTCTGAGACTGAAAACATACTGGACGCTCTTATAAAGGCTTTTGGTAGTGGCTTTACTACTATGGTGGAAGGGCACTTGACCACAATCTACTTAGATGGTGTGGTGCAAATGATAACTTGGGGTAAAACCAAGAAGGGAATACCTATACAGTTTGAGGGGCCACCAATAGAGCGGGCTGTGGATTATGCACGGGAGCAAGGAGCTAGGCTAGTTACCCAGATGAATGTGGAGACAAAACGTCGTCTGGCTCAGGTTATTAGCGATGGTATTAAGAATAAGCGTGGCATACCGGGGCTATCAAGGGATATAAGAAAGTCCTTTATGGATATGAGCAGGTATAGGTCACAGCTAATAGCCCGGACTGAGACATCATCAGCTCTGTCTCAGGCAAGCCTTGATAAAATGAAGGACATGGGAATTGACGGCAAGGAGTGGGTAACGGCTGGCGATGCTCTGGTGAGTGCAGAATGTTCTGCGAATGAGGCCGAGGGGGTAATACCACGTGGTCAAATGTTTAGTGGTGGCGTCATGGCTCCACCTCAGCATCCCGATTGTAGATGTGCCTTGGCTCCGGCGATATTAAGCAAATAAGACTAAAGGGGGAGAAATGGCTTTTGATATTCAGGGGGAATTTGAAGAAGCAGTCACAAAGGAAATAGCGTCGTTTAATGCGCATAGGGGCAAGCGAAAACCCCTTATACCGAAGTTGGATACGGTACGTTGGGAATATAAGAAATATGGATGGATAGTGGAGTTTAGCGATTGCGATTTGATTGATGATATTCTGAAGGAAGCAATCTTGAGAGCTGCACAACGGGCAATACGGACGATGTTACGGATAAAACCACGACCTGAATTGATGGCACTTGCTGTAGCTAAGAATGACCGTGACAATCAATATAGATTCCGCATTGCTGTACCTAAAAGACCAAAATGACTGAAGAACAGAAAGACCTAGAACTGAAGAAGGAACTTGATAAAATAGACTGGCATCTTGACTATGGAAGCGTTAAAATACAGATACGCCAGGGCAAACCGACTCTCGTAACTATTGAGAGGACGGTGAAACTCGACTAAAGGAGGAACCTTATGGATGAATTTGAACGGCTTGAAGAGGAGAGACTCAAGAAACTAGAGCCTCAACTAACTGGGGAATTCCTTTCCGTGCTTGCTGAATTAGCAAGGAATTATGGATGGTCAGGCGACTATGTAGAGGTTAGTACGTTTATTGAGTGGTGCTATGAGAAAGCAGATAGAACTCCTCCAGATTTAGAACCCTATCCGTTTGAATAAAAATTAGATAGTAGCAAATTAGCCCAACGGAAGAACCGCAGGCTGTAAAAGGCTTGCGGTTCTTTTTTGTATTTCAGGAGGTAATCATGCCATCTCAAGAGATGATGATACGAATTTTTAACTAAAGGTAGGTGGTAAATGCCATATACGATAGATAATCCACCCGAACTATTAAAGGGAATGCCTAAACATCTGATTGAAATTTATGTGGCAGCTTATAACTCTGCTTGGGAAAAACACGGAAAAGAAAACAATGCGGAAATAACATGCAACAAGATTGCGTGGGATGCCGTTAAGAGAGCATATAAAAAGAACACAGAAGGCAAGTGGGTAGCCAAAGAAGCTGTCCACCCTCACGGCGAGCATATTTGTGTCTGCACCGAATGCAAAGAAGAAATAACCGTTGCGGAGAATGTGAAATGCAATACCCAAGAATGTCCAGAATGTGGTGCCCCAATGGTAGCCAAAGAGGCGGGTGAAAAAAGAGCCAAGGAGGCAAAAATGTTAAGTGATAAAAGTAAAAAGAATCTACTCCAATCAGCTTTAATCTCGGAATATGGATTGGCAGTAGAAGATCCGATACCCAAGAAGGTATCTATTGAAGAAGTCTTTGATGACAAGATTATCTATGATATTGATGGGCAACTCTATGAAGT